CTATAACTACCATTTGAATCTGTTCCAGTAGTAACCCCCATATATGTTGTGGCACCATATCTCCTTTTTTCTTCTATTTTACTACCACCAATACCCAAATACGTAAATGTTGTGTATCCCGTAGGTGGGTTGTATTCTAAATCATTTAAATAATCTTGTGTTCTACCACTTTGTAAATAATATTCAATTGGGTCCGTATTATAATATGGTAAACTTGTACCTGTATATGTGTATGTACCAATTAAATCTTGTGTTATATTTTTTGGTACACTAATTTGTTTGTTTATTTTCTGTGTTAAAAACGGTGCCTCAAGTGTTATTGAAATGGTATAACCACTTGAGGTTGACGGATAAGTGTGTGATATTGTTGGGAAATTAGTTCCTATAATACCACTATTGACTGTTAGTCCTGATGTTAAACCGTCCCCCCAATTTATAGTATATGTTTGTTCTAAAATTCCTCTAAATACATCGGGATTCACCGTATTGTAAACCTGAATAGTGTATCCAGTTTGTGTATATGAAAAATTACATAACTGTTCAATTTGATCCACATTACCGTCAAAACCGACCATCACACCCATTTCATCAACAGTCGAATCTAAAAACACAGGTAAGTTATATGATGGAAATACATTACTCACACTACTACTAACCCATGTCGTTCCATTCCACTTGTAATATGCATCAACCAAACTACCTGTAACATTTGTATTATACACTGTGTCACCCGTTACTGGTCCTATATAGATACTACCACTAGTCCAAGGAATTAATTTTCCATTTTCATCATACCAATTTTGACTTGTTGGTGAAACAAGTTTAGTTTTATTGATGTGTTTTCTTAATATTTCGTATCTATTCTTATTCATTTCTTTTATAATGTTGTGGTTCCTCCACTAAATGTACAAGTACAACCAATCTCATAAACATACCCATAATCAGCGTTGTCTCTGTTTAATTTTACACAATAATACATGTCCTCTTCTTCATCTACATCTTGAGCAGGGTTTGATACTCCTCTTTCATAAAACAAAATAGGGTTTGTTCTAGTACCAATTCTAATATTTTCTGTTGCACCAGTTAAGTTTACCATATCCTTGTTTGTAAAATCAACAACAGAACCGTCTTTTGCATTAAAAAATTTTGCGGTCATATAGAAGGTGTCACCTATTAATATTTCTTCATTTAATGCACTGTCTTCTTGAAACCAGAACAAGTACATGTTTTCTTTATTTCTATAATTTGAACCGTAAAAAATTGGTTTATATACAAAAGTGTTTAATGTGGTGTAGAAATATCTCTCACCTAACGGTATTGTTAAGTTTTTAGAAAAAACCAATCTTCTGTTGTTTCTATTAGGTAAGACACTTTTTGGTGTTTTATAAAATTCTAATCTGAAAAAACTTTCTGTTGTCTGTTTTAATAATTTCGTATTTTCTTTTAGACTTATACCTGATGGTTCATAATCTAAAACATATGTGTTACCAGTTGCAAAATAAAATTTAAACCATATATCTGTTTGTGTTAATCCACTTGAATTAACATATGGTTTATGTATGTATCTTACAGTTTCAAAATTTTGTACCGGATTTATGATATCTTCAAGAAGTTCTTTTTCCATTTCTTGAGCATTATCCTGCCATCCGAGATCTGTTTTAAAAACATCCTCAGAATTTAATATTATACTTTGGTCGATATCTTTTCTTAATATTTTCATTAACAAATTTTACTATCCTTAAACTTCTTAATACCATCTGATTTATTTGTATAAAATCTTTCATTTCTTATATAAAAGTTTATGTCATTTTTTATATAATGTATATTATTAATAAATGGATAACTTGTTCCATATCCATCTTGGTCAATAAATCCTTGGTCGTACAAATCTCTCCATTTCCAAAGTCCCTCGTTTTCAAAATATTTTACATTCTCAGGTAAATTAAGTATTTCGTTAGTGTTTGAAGTTTCTATATATGGTGATAATTGTCTTATTTTTACTCCATAAAATGGTTGGTAAATTAACCCCATTTTATTATTCACACCAGCACCTTGTAGATTCAAACTTGTTGTTTGTCCATAATCAAATATTGTAGTGGGTGAGGTAAACTTATGGTATGCTTCACTTATTGTTCTTTCTTTTAATTCACTTACATTGTATTCTATAAACGCACCTGTAATTCCTGACACTCCGACTGATAATGTATTTCCACTAATAAATCCCGCGGTTCCACTGTTACTTGTAAAAGTAGTACCCGTACCAAAAGATGAGTCTGTATTACCTGTTGTTGTACCACTAAATTGATAATCAATCCAATCATTATGAAAATTAAATTTCCATCCAACTTTTGGTGGATAATCAAAATATCCGTTCCCGTTTCTTAAAAAAATTGTAACGTAAAGGTCTGTTGGTGTATATCCTAAATTATTTGTTAAACCAGTTAAAACAAATGGTTCTTTGAAATCGTACACAACAGATTCCATTCTATTTCCTTGAACCAAATAATCTTCTTCGTTTGATGAATTTTTATATAATAACTTTTTCTCTTCTTCCCATATTGGACTTTCAAATCCAATTTTATCCATTATATAGTCTTTTGAAGATGTTAATATTTTGTGTTTGTGAACATAATATTGAGAAGTGGTGCCTGTTATGTTGTTTTTATCAATACATCTTTTTCCAACAACTAAAGTGTTGTTTGTAAAAGTAATTCCTGTTGGTATGTCATTCTTCAAAATATTTAAAACATATTTTTCTGAATTATAAGTTTCATTTCCAACATCCGTTATATATAATACTTCCGTTTTACCACTCAATAAAAGATATTCACCCTTAGAAATACCGTGCTCTACTGGTGAGGTTAATGTAATGTATGTTGTACCAGTTGTTACCCTAAAAGGTATTCCATCTCCTGATTTAAATGTTATTATGTTAATACCTTGTGTTTTAGTTGCACCAGATAAAGTGTATATCATACTATGATTTGTGTCACCACTGTAAACATAACTTAAGTAAATGTTCCAATTATGATATGGTGCGTGAATTGGTGTTAAAGTTGTATGTCCTGTATATCCCGTTAAAACAAATGAAGACGAGTCAATATCATCAGTCAAATCTGTACCGGTAAATCCTGTGTAAACTTCTCTGACAACATCATGTCTCAAGAAGGCAAACTCATTATATGGTAAATAACCACTAAAGTCATTATCAAATCCATCCCCATTCAAATATAACTCCTTCCTAAGTGGTGAATAAGATGTTGTTCCTGAGTATAAATTTCTAAACACCATCTTAATTTTACCATGTATTTTATAATTTTTACTTTCGTTTCTTTCTTTATTAAATAACTCAGCAATATCTAATACTATATTTCTATCACCTTCACGTAAAAGATTTCTTTGTTCATCTAAATTTAGACGAACATCAATATCCTCTTCATCTGCGTTTGCGAATCTCTTTGTGGGTAATATGATTTTTTTATTGTTCATTAAGATTGAATATTAAATAAATAATTTAACATACATTTTATAGCATTTCTCGATTGATTTGTTTCAATACAAATACCATCTTTTTTTACTTTTTCATTATATTCGTATGCCATCCCACTTGTTATCCAATTTATTTGTTCACCGTCATCTCTCCTAACGATGTTAATAATCGATAACTCGTCGTATCTTAAACCATTTTTACTTTGTTTTAATGATTTTACTATTTTTTCACTGTATCCCTTTTCCTTACACTTACAAGATGTAACTTTATTATTTAGTCCATAAGAACCATTCATCGCCAAAATTTCTCTACCGTCAAGTTTTTCAGAAAATTCTACTACTTTTCTATGAGATACACCACTGAAACAAGTTGTGAATGTTATTTTAGTTTTATCATCCATTAATGGTTTAAGTGCCTCAATCATTTCATTAAATTTTTCTATGGGTTCTGTTAATTCAACCAATTTTCTACCCGTACCATAACTTGTTATTATAATATCTTTTAAAGGATGGGGGTATTTTTTTATAAATTTATTTATACTTTCAATTGTTTTGTCTAATGATTTATATGGTTTTATACCATACGTTATCATATTTAAAAATCTATATAAATTAACTTCCAAACCTTTATAATTAACATATACAACCAAGTGATTTGGTTTTCTTTTACTAAATAAGTTTCTTTTCCACATATTATTTTGGTCCAAAGTTTTCAATAAATTTATCAAAGGCGGTTTCTCCTTTTATTAATCCAAAAGTGAAATGGAACGGTCCCCCTATCTCCATTAAATGTCTTGTATTAGATAGAACATCATATTCTCTATAATTGTCATTTATCTTTTGTGGTCCACTACCAGTGTCTATACAATCTCTAATTGGTGGTAAAACATACCCATCTTGAAATTCGTCTGCTAAACTATCACCTGTGGTTTTATTTGTATTCGCCTTTATTTGTTGGAATCTTTGGTTATAAACCATTGCAGTAAAATATGTTTGTGACTCACCCGCATCTCCATCTTCACCAAAACCATGTCCTCTTGTGTCCCACATAAAATATGGTACTTTTTGTGAATAATCACCGAGTTTTCCTTTTTTATTTAAACACGTTCTGACCAAATACCCATTTGCCTCAATTGTTTCTGTTTCGGGATTATCCTCACTATAGAGAAAGTTAACACCGATTGGTCCTTTAAAATCAAACGCATCAGTATAATCTGTATAATATGGTGATTCATCATCTTCAGTTTCAAGTGGATATATACCAACCTGTGTGTTAAAGTTTAATAATTGAGCAACATCACCATCAATTAATCCTCCTCCCCTTTTGTCAAATAAATCTTGAACATCTAATCTTCCTCTTTCCTTTATTTCTTTAGATTGAATTATATATTCCATCAAATCATCAATACCTTTAAAGGTTGTTGATCCAATACTTCTTGTAATTGAACAATTTACATCTAATTCAGCATCAAAACATATTTCTTTAATCCATGTAGACCTTGGTCCCAAATCAACAACTGTGGTTGGGAAATGTATTTCTCTTTTCGTTGCAACCGAACCGACAACTTTACCTAAACTTGATAGATATTCTTTGTTAGGTCCAGCCAATGCCAGTATCGCGGTAACATTTAAACCTCTTGCGGTACCATAAAATCCCGATGTTTTTCCACTATAGATTTGATTATATGTTTTGCCTGTTACTGAATCCTCATCATGTGGTTTTGTAGTACCATTTGTTTGAGGTTCATAACCACTATAAGATGCACTATATGGTGTTGATCTATAATAGTAATGAACTGAACCGTCTGATTCTGTTTTTTTGTATAAACATTCTTTACAAAATTTATTTGTACCTCTTTTTACAAATTGGAAGAAATATAACATACCATTTAACCAAGAATTTGAAAATGTATATGATGTAACTCCCGCACACATCAACTTACCAAATAACTTTCTTCTTCTGTAAGAATTTAAAAGTTCACCAGTTTTACCTGCTAATGGTACAATTGTGTAAACACCATCTCTAAATTCTGAAAAACCAGTTAATGTTCCATCTTTTGTTAATTGTCTATCAACGAAGTATGGACCCTTCTTTTTGACACTACCATAGTATAATCCATTGTAAATACAATGTGATACTTCATTCTCAAAACTACTCGTATTTAAAACCGTTGGCCATTTTGCATGTATCGACGCAACACCTATTAATGATGAGTAATCATATGGTGATTCACAATCCGATACATCGTATGGTGGTAATCCTAAAACTTTATTATTATAATTGGGATCAAGTTGTGTCCACATGTATTTACCAGCGGCAGTTCCTGAAGATGGTCTGTGTGGCCCTCCGAAAATAGATGGTCGTGGTTGACTTGATTCATAATAGTCTATGACATCTACATATGTGTTTTTCGCAACAGGTGTTGGTCCAGAATAAATTGGTGATGTGATTCCACTTAAACTCATATCACCAGTTTTATTCAATGCATCCTCAATTATATAATCATATTTTGCACATCCACTTTCTACTTCTTGTAGATTATATTCTAATTCAGTTACATCTGCATCAGCAATCCAAATCTTTTTTACTTTAACATAATTTTGTACTTCATGACATGTTCCTGAAGCGGGTTCATCAAAAGGTATATTGTATGCTTGTGATATTTGATCCGCGATTGATTTATATAAATCTATGATTTTCCAACCAGATGTTGCGGAATCGTATACTATAGATAATCCCTGTCCAAAACCCGCCGCAATGTATGTACTACCTCCACCATACACATCGATTTCCAAAACATACTTTTGACGTAGCCAAGAACCGTCATTCGTTTCTTGTCCCACGGGTGGTGTTGGTACAAATCCTGCATACCCACCACCAGATGATCTGAAATATAAGTCGTCATCGGGTTCATAACCACCGGCACCCGCACATCCGTCTGTTGTAACACTAACGTCTAAACCCGCACTTGTAAATGTTGAGGATTGACCAGGATATGCACATAAATTAAAATTTGTTGTACCTGATGTTATTGTCGCTGTTCTAAGAGTACCATGACAATCGGTATATGTAACAGTTACATTTGTTGCTCCCGAATTTGAAATTGTATATTCATCACACGTACCTAATGCACCGGCGGATGATGAATATTTTTCCTCTAAATAAAAATTAGTTGCAGCTGCGGTGGTACCCGTGATAGATGGAATGTCTATTGGGTCAGAAACTGGAACAACCTCATTTCGTGTAGTGTCCTCAGTACAATCATAACAATCAGGATAAACAATTAAACTTAGTTTAAAAATACTCTTAAATTGAAATTCTTTTGCTCTTTTAAACATTTTTGCCGCCGCTTTATTTGATACACCTGTACTTGATAAAAGCTCAGCGATTGCAAATAAAATGGTGGTAACAAATTCTTTTATGAAAAGTGAAATCCTTAATCCAATTAATTCAATAAAACTTATTATTGTAATAATAAAAAAATTAAATCTATGATTTCTTACGGCATCATTAATTGGAAAATAATTGTTAGTATTTGCGCAATCTCCCACTCCTGGTGAAATTTCTTTTATTCCAATAAACGATTCATTTCTATCTTTAACAAAAAAACTAAACGCCTTTTCAAATGCACTTGATTTATTATATTTGTTTAGAAATTGAGAAACGGTGTAAACTCTATTATATCTAAACTGATAGAAATAATCTTGTGGTACACCTAATAAATTATCATTAATTGCATCGTTATCTGTTCCCGAAACTACATTTATATTAGGATAATCATCAATATTTGTACTAAATGAATATGACTTAGGATTTATTGTTGTGTGGTTACCACTAAATAAAGTATCACCAGTATGGTATTCACGAATATTTGGTACTAATATTTCACCAGTAAATCTATTTCTTGCACCCGTGTCTTCTCCCAATGAAAATCTAAAACGATATGTTCCTTTTGTTGGTATTCCCTTTTTTTGTTTAGATAATATCGCTTCACCGAATTCGTTTGTTACATAGTACTCGGTATTCATTGGTACCCTGAAAAAGAATACACCATTTTCATTTATCGTACTATCTATTGCGAAACTTTCAAGTATTGGTCGATTTAATTGTGGGTTACCGTTTGTGTCCTTTTCATATTCACCAGTAAACCTAATTGCCTCAATATCACCCTTAAATGTGGTTAGTTTACATTTTTCACCCATCTGATTGTCAACATTACAATTGACCATAAGTGCATCTTTTCCAGAATCGGAAATAGTTCCACCCATCATAATCGCGTAGGGTTCTAATCTAACACCTCTTATACCTAAATCGAAATCAGTTCTTGTGATACCAATCTCACACAAATCTTCATTACCCCAAAATGGATAAACTTCAATTGTTTTATCAAACGATATAATTTGTGGTAGGGTATCTAAATTTTCAGAGGACATAAAAGTGTATTTGTTTTCAAACTTTTCCTCAGAAATACCCTCATATATAAAATCATAGGGTACCATTGATTGACACCCCATATCGGATAGGTCAACATCAACATGTAGTGTTTGTGTACCTAATGGTACACCCCATATCATAAAGTCACCAGATTGATTTGTTTTTACTGTATACTTGTAATATTTTTCATATATTTCCAAGTATTCTTCTCTATTTAAAACATCTGTTTGGTCAGGAAACGTACCTGTTGGTGAATGTCCACTATGTTGTTGTCTTGATGGTAATAAGTTGTATTTATATCCTGTCTCATTTCTATCTGATGTAGATTTATATGGATAAAGTTCAGATATTACGGGGTCATTTTCATCGACATCATCTAATGGTATAAAAATAGAAACTCTTGCATTTGGTATACCAAAACCATCATTAACACTTATTCTACCAACAACGACACCGTAATCAGCACAAAGTGATGTGTAAATTTCCTTTTGAGTAAATTTTAATGAAAGAACCTCAAGTAAGTCAAAATCTTGTTTTAGTTCAACTTTAATTACTTGGTCCTTACCAATATTTGTAGATATTCTATGTTTTTGTGTCATTCTTATAATAAATAGAAACAATGAGGTTTTCTAAAATAATATAAGAAAATTTGAATTTAGAATGTAGTCGAAACCAAAGGTTTTACCCTTACTTTAATATCTTTATTTGGAAATCTTATTTGTGGAATCTGATTTGATTTCATAAAAATTGTCATATCAGATTGTGATATTTCTTTAGTGGTCTCATCTTCATACCCGACAGCAACCTCGTTAGTTGAGTACTCACCACCAACTTTACCATATACTCTTATTTCAACAACACTCACAACTCCCGCAACTGTACCAATTTCTTTAAATAACTCACCAACAAATAATGGATCACCCATTTTTCTTTTATCTATTGAAAAATATGTAATAACTTTTTCAATAACTGACCTCACAATTTCAGTTTCGGTTTCATTTTTATCACCAAGTAAATCAATTTCCACCCCCATATCAATTACTTCACCACTTTCAATTTCTAAATAATCATTTATCATTCTATATTCTGAAAGATATTCTATGATATTATTTTTAAGTGTGTTTGATACAATATTTGTTAAATTACCCCTCTCATCATATGAAATAAGTTTTATTTTAACTTTATTATCCTCTTCCATGACATTTACTTTAGCGGGGGCTCCAAAAGTAGAT